AAAGAGTTCGGTGATGTTGTTATTAGTAATTCGAGCGTTAATATAAGTGCCGATAAAATACATCCTACAAGCAAGGGATATAAACAATTAGCTGAAAAAACTAGGTAGTATTTTAAGATAAATAAAATAACCCCTACCTTGGGAACGTTTGGTGCCACGGCAAAAGGCGTCCGTGAAATTTCACTGCTATACGTAATTAGCGCTGGATAAAGTAACCAGCATGTTATGCCTTCGGGGTAACAATTTTTTAACTCGCTTAATAGGAGAAACTTAAATGATGAAAAACATCAATACCGCTATCGACACATTTCAAGATGTCAAAACTAAATTCGTTGAGACGTACGTCAAAAACGAAGAACTCAAAAAGCCTCTTAATCAATTTATTGCCGCTCAGTCTTCATTTGCAAAGATTGTTGCTAAAGCTCATGCAGATTTCTATACTGCATTAGGAGTTTCAGCATACATGTTTGATGCAAAAAAAGCATTTGAAAAGCAGTAAGGAGATTATATGACATTTATTAAAGATACATTTGGCCGTGATTTGTTCAAAGATTTTGACAAATTTTACGTCGGGTTCGATGATCAGTTCAATAAAATGGCTAGGATGCATGACGATCTTACCAAAAATATACCTAACTACCCTCCATATAATATTAAAAAAGCTGGCGATAATACATATGTTATCGAAATGGCTGTTGCAGGGTTTGGTAAACAAGATATTGAGATTGAACTTGCTGATGGTAAGATGGTAGTCAAGGGTAATGTTGAGGCAGCCGAGGAGAAGGAAAGTGATTTCCTTTGGAAAGGAATTGCCGCACGTCCGTTCACACGTACATTCGCACTCAACGACCAGGTTGAAGTAAAAGATGCTGAAATGCTTAACGGCATGCTTAAAGTATTCTTAGAACGTATTATCCCTGAACATAAGAAGCCTAAGAAAATTGAAGTCAAGGAAAAGACTGCAAAAAATTCAAAGCAACTTCTAACAGAAGATCCGTTAAATCGTAATCTGTAAAAAAAGCCGGCCTTGTGCCGGCTTTTTTATTCAAAGGGAAAAATATGTATAAAGAACTAGAACCGTTAGCAGGAACAGAAATACCTGCGCTTAAAAATTTTTGGAGTTGGGTTAACGATGCCTTTACACCAGACTACCGCCGTGAAATAGATAATTACCTCTCCGAATCCTCCAATCACTTTGATCTTGAAAATAGAATCTCAGTGCTTCAACGTAGAGGTATGATATGATAAAATTTGTCGTGAAGTTGTATACAATATGGCGCGAGATTAAAATATCACTTGCCACCCGGCAAATAAAAAATGAATATTAAGGAATGAAATAGTTATGAATGAGATCTGTTGCTTGAAATTGACAACCGGTGAAGAACTGATCGGTACTCGCGTATTGGGACGTGAGTCAGTATACAAGGACTTGGCAAGCATCGTTATGATGCCCAGTGAGAATGGAAAGGCAAACCTTGCAGTCATGCCTTTTTTGGGCTATTCTGATGACGACGAGTTTCACTTTAACCCAAGTACTATCATCTTGAAGCACAAACCAAATCAAGACCTGATTAACTACTACAATCGCATCTTCGGTGCTGGCATTCAAGTAGTATCCTCACTGTAATATAATTGACATAGACCTGTGATGGTTATCCACGAGGTCAACTTAAGGGCAATATGGCGTTTTATACAAGTGTGCATTTGCACAGGAATGAATATCTCATTCGTGGTTATGAGAACGGGAATCGCGTGCAATACACGATTCCCTGTGAGCCGTGGCTGTTTACAAGCAGCAAGGTAGGCGGTGAAGAATTTAAAACACTAGACGGTAAGACTGTCTATAAAAAGCATTTCGATAGCAGTTACGATGCTAAGAACTACCTGAAGGAAAATACTGGGATTTCAGGTAAGATCGTCTACGGTATGACGAACTGGATCTACCCGTTCATTAACGAACATTACCCTGGGGTAATTGATTACGACCCTAAACTTATCGCCGTTACGACAATTGACATCGAGACAGACTCAAGTGGCGGTTTCCCTGATATTGCATCTGCGGATAAGCAGGTCACAGCTATCACGCTAAGATGCGGTGATCAATCAACAGTGATGGGCTACTTTGACTACGTACCAGAATCGGAAAATGTTACGTATAAAAAGTGTAAGGATGAGAACGAGCTACTCAACTACTTCATTCAGGAGTGGAGATCAGATAAGTTTAATCCGGATATCGTGACAGGGTGGAACTGCGAGTTCTTCGATATGCCCTATCTGATTAACCGCATCAAAAGAATCATCGGAGATGAAGCGGCAAAGCGGTTGTCTCCATGGGGTTTGCTATCAGAACGCGAGGTCGAAATTAACGGTCGTACGTTTAACATACCTATCATTGTTGGCATCACAATTCTCGACTACCTCCAGCTGTATCGTAAGTTCTCTTTCTCAATGCAGGAGAGTTATAAACTCGACCATATTGCCCATGTTGTACTCGGTGAGCGTAAACTGGACTATACAGAACTAGGGTTTGCCAATCTGGATGAGTTCTACAAAGGTGACTTTAAGAACTACATCAACTACAACATCCGTGACGTAGATCTCGTTTACCGAATGGACGACAAGTTAAAATTTATCGAGCAAGTATATGCACTAGCATATGACGGTAAGGTTAACTACCTGGATACATTTACGTCTGTTCGTATGTGGGATGTGATTATTCACAACTACTTAATTGATCAAAATATTGTTGTACCAATGTTCGACCCGGGTGAGAGGGAAGGACAGGAAGGCATTGAAGGTGCGTACGTTAAAGACCCTCAAACAGGCCTACACAAATGGGTCGTCTCATTTGACTTGAACAGTCTTTACCCGCACCTTATCATGCAGTACAATATCAGTCCGGAGACGTACAAAGGTACTATTGCAAGGCTTAACACAGATACTGGTGTAGATCAAATTCTGAATGGTGCACTCAACTCACCGGACGTGCAGGAACTGTTTGCTCAAAACCTTACAGTAGCAGCTACTGGATGCTATTACGATCGCGACCGTCAAGGATTCCTTCCACAGTTAATGGAAAAGATGTATAATGACCGGGTACTGTTTAAGAACCTGATGCTCAAGGCAAAGCGTGATTACGAAGTAACACCAACATATGAGATTGAGAAAGAAATTTCAAGATGTCATAACATGCAGTTGGCTAAGAAGATTCAGCTCAACTCCGCTTATGGTGCCCTCGGAAATAGATTCTTCCGGTGGTTTGATCCGCGGTACGCTGAATCCATTACAAAGTCTGGGCAGCTTTCCATTCGGTGGATGGAGAATAAAATCAATATCTACCTTAACAAACTGTTCAGCACAGATGGCGAAGATTATGTGATTGCTGTCGATACTGATTCGATGTACATTACGCTGGATAAACTGGTACAACAGGTGATGCCAAATGCATCAGATGAAAAGATTGTTAAGTTTCTAGATGAGGTATGTGAGAAAAAGATTGAAGCATATATCGATAAATGCTATGCTGAACTCGCAACATATGTAAACGCATATGATCAGAAAATGAAGATGAAGCGTGAAGCTATTGCCAATAAAGGCATTTTTACGGCTAAGAAGCGATACATCTTGAACGTCTATAATAACGAAGGCGTTCAATACACCGAGCCAAAGCTTAAGATGATGGGAATCGAAGCTGTACGCTCGTCAACACCTGCTGCTATTAGAGATAACTTCAAAGCAGCTATCAATATCATTATGAATAAGAACGAAGACATACTACAGGAGTATGTTGCCGATCAGCGTGATGAGTTTAAAAAATTACCATTCGAGGATGTTGCCTTTCCACGAGGGTGTAAAGAGTTAGAGAAGTGGATGGATAGCGGTAGTGGTAAGATTTTTAAATCTGGTACACCTATTCACGTTAAGGGTGCTATCTTGTATAATCACTTTATCAAAGAGAAGAAGCTACAAGAGAAGTACGAGGTTGTACATAAGGGTACGAAGGTTAAATTCTGTTATCTTAAAACACCGAACTATCTCGGTGAGCATGTAATCTCAACACCTGGTAAGTTACCAAAAGAACTCGAACTCGATCACTTAATTGATTACGATAAGCAGTTTGAAAAGGCATTCCTTGAACCCCTAAGTACCATTCTCGGTGTTATCGGCTGGGAAGCAGAAAAGCGTAGTACGCTGGAAGGATTTTTCGGATGAACAATAAAACACTTGACTCAGCATGGGATGATCCAGATGAGTTTGATTTCGGGTTCACCTCAATGAGTGAATCAGAGCTTAAGTCAACAGAGGTTGAATTAGTTGCTACTGTTGAACGGGTAAAGTTACAATCAGCCGAGCTTAAAACAACTGTTGTGTCGTATGAGGAAAAGCTTAAAAAAATGCACAAGCTTATCATGCCGCTACTTAAAAATTTAAGCAACGATGACGGTAAGGAATACATCTACTGGCCTGATCGTAAGAAAAAAGTTGAAGAGTTTATTAAAAAGATCGATAATATTATGAAGTGACGAAAGGATATATTATGAGTGACTTTGAAACCCACCCTATCGGTACAACCACTGAAATTAAGCTATCAAGACAGCTTGCCGCAGCCATTGAGCAAGAGCTCCAACAATACGGCAACGTCATCCCCCACAGTGTACATGTCGCATACAACCGGCTGTATGAATTTTATCTAAAACAAATGGAAATGGAACACAAATGAGTTTTTTTAGAGACCTGATTAAAGAAATAAAAGATGAAGATACTATTATTGCCGCTGACGGTACCGGTTCTGCTGAGTTTGGTGGTTTTATTGATACTGGTAGCTTTATTCTCAACGCTGTTCTCTCTGGTAGCATCTACGGTGGCATTCCTGATAACAAAATTACTGCTTTTGCAGGAGAATCTGCTACTGGTAAAACTTACTTCGTTCTTGGTGTCGTTAGAGCCTTCCTTGACAAAAACCCAGACGGAGCAGTCGTCTACTATGACACCGAAGCGGCGGTCACGAAGGGAATGATGGAAGCGCGTGGTATTGATACACAGCGTGTTATTATCGCCGAGCCTGATACGATTCAGAAGTTCCGCACTCATGCACTGAAGATGCTTGAAGCATATGATAAGACCCCTGCAGATAAGAGGCCTCCAATGATGATGGTACTCGACAGCTTGGGCCTACTATCTACAACGAAAGAATTAGAAGATAGCACCGAAGGTAAAGAGACTCGCGATATGACGAAGGCTCAGACCATCAAAGCTACGTTCCGTGTACTAACACTTAAGCTTGCAAAAGTTAAAGTACCTATGCTTGTGACCAATCACGTTTATGATCTGGTCGGTTCTTATATTCCAACAAAGGAGATGGGCGGAGGCTCAGGATTGAAATATGCAGCTAGCACGATTGCTTACCTCGGAAAAAAGAAGGAACGAGATGGAGATGAAATCATCGGAAACATCATCAAAGTTAAAATGCAAAAGTCAAGACTCTCAAAAGAGAACAGTCAAGTCGAAGTGCTTCTTACTTACGACAAAGGTCTTGACAAATACTACGGTTTGTTAGATCTTGCTGAGAAGTATAAGATTATTAACAAGGTATCAACCCGCTACGAAATGCCTGATGGTAAAAAGGTTTTCGGTAAGGAAATTAATCGAAACCCTGAGCTGTATTTCACTGAAGAAATAATGGCAAAGCTTGAAGAAGTAGCGAAAAAAGAATTTAGTTATGGAGCATCATATGAGCCGATGGACAACAGTGACAGTGGAAACTGACGTAGACGTAGATTTATCTGAAATTAATGATGATGATATTAAAGACGAGTATGAATCACGGTTCGGTCGTCATTTGAAAAATAGCTGGCTAGAGTTGTACGAGCTGCGCCGGTCAAATGTGGATAAGTTCTTGAGTGTTATCGATAATATTATTATGGACAAAACAGGTCGTATACTGTGAGTAATATTCAGAGTATTGATCAGCTCCTAAGATCGTTAGGGGGCTCTGGTGCGACACGTCCGCGGCGCAGGATTAGTCTCTCAAAGCGCCGAAAGGGTACCAGATTCTTAAAAAAATGGGTCTGGGATGCAACTGAAATACATAGTAAAAAAATGGAAACAACCGATATTTTTCTTGGTGCGTCTGATGTAAGTGATTACATTACCGGCCAGCTGATGTTTGCTCGTAACAACGAGCAAGCCAATACACATCACAAAGAGTTTACCGTTATTGCAAGCCGCTCTCAATGGCATAAAGTTCTAATGACTAGTAAGCTGCGACTGATCCAGTTTCGTGATGATGGTGGGTTATTGATCGAAGATACTACAAATTCGTACTTGAGTTATGAAATTAGCTCGTCTTCTGTCATGGTTAAGACCTATGGTGATGCCGATTTCGTACACTACTGGTATGAGAAAGTTACAGCTGAATTTGAAGAAGTTATTAACGTGATCGAGTGGATTTATGGTAGTGATGGTCAAAGCATTGAAATTCCTGTGCTTGACGACCGCGCTCCTGTTGAAGAGATGTACACATTCCTGCACGGAGAATCACTAGCTGATTATTACGATAGGTTCATGAGATCTTCAGCATCTATTTTGTTGCTGATTGGACCACCTGGTACTGGTAAGACAACGTTCATTCGTGGTCTGTTACAGCATGCAAAAGTATCTGCTATGGTCACATACGATACAAATATCCTTTCTAAGGATTACATTTTTGCAAACTTCATTGAAGGTGATCGGAATGTAATGATTGTTGAGGATGCAGATAACTTCCTTGGAGCACGTACTGATGGTAACGACTTCATGCATAAGTTCCTTAACGTTGGTGACGGTCTGGTTACAACGAAGAACAAAAAAATGATTTTCTCTACCAACTTACCATCTATTAAGGACGTTGATGTTGCACTAACTCGACCAGGCCGCTGCTTTGACGTGTTGCACTTTGATAATCTGTCTCAAGAACAAGCAGAGAAGCTTGCTGCTAAAGTCGGGGTTACTGTAGACGGCGTTAAAGAGAAGTGGACTATTGCAGACGTGTTTCATAAGCAGTCCGAAGCACCACGAGTACCAAAGCGTAAGGTTGGGTTTGTATGAAATACTTTCTCGTTGAATATAGTTCGAAGGGCAATGGGTTCTCGGGGGAGATGTTTGTTCATGCTCCTACGCTTGTACATGCGCAAGATAGATTCATCGGATGGCTTAAGCTACAATCACAATACCATCACCTTTGGCAGCTTGAATTTAAATTTAGACAAGTAGAAAACTGCATTCTACCTTTAGTGACAGATAATGATCGAACAAACAATATTCAACAATCTTATTAATAATGAAAGTTATGCTCGTAAAGCGTTGCCCTTTTTAAAGGCTGAATACTTTCAGTCGCGAGCTGATAAAACACTTTTCAATCTGGTGTATAACTATGTTGAAAAGTACAACAACGTACCTACTAAAGAAGCTCTGTTGATTGATGCAGACGAGGTGACGGGGCTTACAGAAGACGAAGTTAAAACCATCGGTCAACGGATTAATGTTGTTTCGGAAAGTGATGCCCCGGATATTGACTGGCTCATGGACCAGACTGAAAAGTTCTGTCAAGATAAAGCGGTATTCAATGCCGTTATGGAATCTATCAATATCCTAGATGGTAAGAGCTCTCAAAGTAAAGGTAGTATTCCGGAGATTCTCTCAACCGCACTTGCAGTATCTTTTGATACGCATATCGGGCATGACTTCCTAGAGGATTTCGCCGAACGGTACGATTACTACCACCGGAAAGAATCGCGCATACCATTTGATCTTGATTACTTTAATTTAATTACAAAGGGTGGTCTGCCTAATAAGACTCTTAACATCGCACTTGCCGGTACTGGTGTTGGTAAGTCTCTATTCATGTGCCACTGCGCAGCCGCTAACTTATCACAGGGTAACAATGTGCTGTACATCACGATGGAGATGGCAGAGGAGAAGATAGCTGAACGTATCGATGCTAACCTCTTGAATGAAGCTATTGATATGCTTTCGATGTTGCCTAAGGATGTGTACGAGAAGAAGATCGAGCGGGTTAAGAGTAAGACACCCGGTAAGTTAATCATTAAGGAATATCCTACTGCGTCAGCCGGGTCTAACCATTTTCGTCACCTACTCAATGAACTGAAGTTGAAGCGTAATTTTAAGCCAAGTATCATTTACATTGACTATCTTAATATCTGTACCTCTTCAAGATTGAAATTCGGTACGAACGTAAACTCATATACTTACGTTAAGTCTATTGCTGAGGAATTGCGAGGCCTGGCTGTTGAGTTCGGTGTTCCTATCGTATCTGCAACACAAACTACTCGCGCTGGCTACTCCAATACAGATGTTGGATTAGAGGATACAAGCGAATCGTTTGGTCTTCCTGCAACTGCCGATTTCATGTTTGCACTTATTACGTCTGAAGAACTTGAAGCTCTCGGACAAATTATGGTCAAGCAGTTAAAGAACAGGTATAATGATCCAGGGTTTCACCGGAAGTTTGTTATTGGTGTAGATAGACCGAAGATGAAACTGTATAATGTTGAGCAATCTGCACAGCAGGATATCGTTGATGATAAGCCGTTATTTGATAATTCACCTTCCGGTACAAGGATGCGCTCGGAAGATAAGAAGCTAAATAAGAATATATTTAACGGATTTCAGTAATTAATGCAGTTTATTCTGAAAATAATCATTTGGTTAATAGCATTCCCAATAGCACTTATTGTACTATCTGTGCTTACAGTGATCGAGTATGCAGTTATGGTATTTGATATGCCGATTGATATTTGGCATCATATGAACGACGATTACGATGAAACGACCGACACTTAAATTTACAAGACTGCATAAATATCCCTTCAAAAAAGGCACTCTTATGAATGTTAGTGTAACGGGACTTAGATCTAAAAAGCAGCAGAAAATATTTACAAAAGCTGCTGAGTTTTACGCATCATTACTTCTTAATAAAAGAACTGCTGCAACTGTATTTCTCGAAATAAATTTCAAAAGAGTTCTTGATGATTGCGCAGACGGGTACTGTCATTTTTTAAGTAAGGCGACAGGATTTAGAGAGTTTGAAATTGATATTGTGAAGGGGCTACCATTGGATGAGACCCTTATTACGCTTGCCCACGAGATGGTGCATCTCAAACAATTTGCAACTAATGAATTATCAGGTAATCAAACACCTGCAAATATTACAAGATGGCAGGGCAGATCGGTGAATGAGAATAAGGTAGATTACTGGGATTTACCGTGGGAGATTGAAGCTCATGGTAGAGAAAGAGGTCTGTACTATCGATTAGAAGATAAGACCAGTATTCTCAAATAATTATCTTGCTAACGGATTATCAAGAGCTTTTTGAATCTTACTATCGATGTCTTTCTTCAACACCTCTACTTCTCTAGTAATCTCTCTTCTTGCGTCAGCCATCTCTTTCTTCAACACCTCTACTTCTCTAGTAA